CATGCGAACATGCGTGTAACCAACATGCTTATCTGTCGTAATGAATGCAGGCGTTAGCTTCTCAACTCCACCTAAATCGTTGATGATTTTCAAAGACTCCACCAGACGTTTAAGCTCAACCAAATCTACAAAATACTTCTCACGATCTGCTGGGCTGATTTCTACACTTTGACCACATTGGAACTCATAACCCTCGTTCCATTCAGTTGCGTTATCGGGTGCTGAATCTACGATTTCCTTCGCGTATTGCAGTCCTTTATCTCTAATCAATTTAGTTGCTTTCATGGCTGGCTCCTTTCTCATCTAGCTCTTTACGCGCCAACCACCACAAAACCACCGCACCGCAAAGTACTGCTGTTACACACGAAATGAGTAAGCCACAGCTTAAAATCTCGAATTTAGTCATGATCCTGCCCCACCAAAACGCAAGTCATCCCAGTCACACTCAACTACTGTCAAACCATCATGTTGAAACCGAGACCATAAACGGTCCCCTAAGTTTTCCTTCAAACCTTGCGCCTTTTCTGTAGATTCAAGCGTCATGTTTGAAATTAAAACTGTCGGCTTTTTTCCGTCATAACGTGCATATAAAACTTTATGAACGAGCTGCAATCGACTCTCGTGTTGGTCGTGCAAACCGTATTCATCCAATATCAATAAATCACAGTCCGTGAAGCGAAATATTGCATTTGCTTCATTGTCATCGGGCTTTGTCCATGCAGTGGCAATTTCATTTGCCATGTCTTCTGAGGTGACGTAACGAACATAACTCCGCTTGTCTAAAACGTTACGAGCAATAGCACATGCAAGATGGGTTTTGCCTGTTCCTGTACGCCCAACCATAATCAGATTGCGCTTCTTCCCTGAATTAAAATCTTGAACAAATTTATGGCAAGCAGCTTTAGCTTCTTTCTGCGGATCAATACTCACCACATAATTTTTAAATCCGCTTTCCTTGTGGCGCTCAGGGAGTTTTGCTCCGGCAAAATGTTTCTCGCGTACCATAAGGTTGACTTGGTGTGCGTGTTCAATTTGTGATTTCACATACGCTTCATTTGCACATGTTTGGCAAACTGGACGACCAATTAGTAAAACCATTAACTCATTGTGTTTAGGGCAAAACTGATTAGTTTGTACCAGCTCAGTTTTGAATTGTTTGCTCAATGCATTCATAGCATCTCCCCTACATCGATATCATCTGTGGCTGGGGCATACTGTTTTGCATCACCCCAAGCACTGTTTACGTCTCTTGCTGGTGCAGTTTTCATTGGTGAGTTTTGTTTTTTAGGTCTTATCGACTTTGTGAATTCCTGAATTAACCAAGTTGCAAACTTTCGAGTTCGTTGGTTTTCCGTGAGATCAATTTTGTTTTCCCAGTGAGCATTGAAGTTGCCAAGATGAAATTCATAATTTGGCATTTTTAAAACCTGCTCTGCTTGTGTACTCACTTGTGAAGTCCTAAGAACATTCAGCAATAGTTCACGATTTGGTTTCCAAGACTCCTCGGCCGCTGAAAAATTTTCAACCGCGTTTTGTGTGTGAGTATTTTCTTGTTCCTGCTCCTGCTCCTGTTCCTGTTCCTGGCTTCGAAGGGGCTTTGAAGGGGCTTGTAAGGGGCTATCTATTTTGGCGTTTTCGCCACGCTTTTGAGTCATACAAAATGCTTGTGCATATTTATCGAAAAAGCTTGATAAATAAGGGCTTGACGGCAATGAATCATACTCTTTTTGCACGTTCTTACAGCGGTTATCGGCTGGCTTTAATGACTCAGCTACTTGAAAACGTGCCATCTCGTGCACCCAGACTGTCTCCGTGGCTTCGTCATAGCTACAAAACCCCGCTTCACAGGCTCTTTGAAGCCCCTTAGAAGCCCCTTCAAAGCCCAATCCAGTTTCATGAGCAACATATAAAAGGGGCATGTAATACAAGCCAAGCATGTTCGCGTGAGGGCTTGTCATTAAATACATAGCGACAATTAAGCCTTCATGTGTTTGACGAAGCTTTTTGCCCGTAGTTCCCGTCCAGAAATGTGGTGAGACTTTCCCATAGTCACGCATGGTTATTTATCTCCTTTAAAGGGTGTTCGAAGGGGCTTTGAAGAGGCGATAATAGTCATTACTTACCCCTTCCAAGCTTCACTAATCCGCGCATTTCCAACTGACGAATAATTCTTGGAGGAATAAATTCGTTGTTGATTTTGTAGCGAATACGAGACTTTTCTTTCACCTGAATTAGTTTGTGCCCATCCTCCATGAGACGGCGAACTGCTATAGCCTGCCCCCCCATATGGGTTAATTCTTCAAGTTGATAAAATCTTTCCTGAGCCTCAATTGCGGCATTCATAACTGAAAGCGGCATGGCTGCTAATTCTTTAGCCGAATAGATCTTTACTGGTTGTTCCAGTGGAATTACCACCTCTAGCGGTGTGGTGGAAACGGAAATATCCTGTTTTCTTCTTGCTGCATATCTCACTTTTCACCATCCTTTGGCTTAACATAGCCACCAAACGAATCAACCAAACACGCTTTGGTTAAGCTGGTTACAATCTGTTGTGCTAACCACTGCGTTATGCGAAATTGACGAGCCATAGCCTCTGAAAATTCAACTTTGGTTACCGCCGCATTATTTTCGTCATAACCTTTGTTACGTAAATTTTGCTTTTTCACCTCAAATAGGTGCCCAAGCACTCGCAATGCAGGCTCGTAAAAAGATTGGATTTCACTTTGCTGACGAGAATCTTTGATTTGCTGTGTAAAGCTGTTCATGACACCTCCGCTAATGCTTGCTCAGCGCTTGTTAGTCGGCGTTTGGCATTAAGTTCGGCGACTGTTGCGGTGCGGATTTCTTTTGAAGAAACCAGAATCAAATGATTCTCTGATTTGATAGTCCACAACCTGGTCAAAGTTTTGTTTTTAACTTCAAACAAATCATTTGATTTAAAACTACGGCACTCTTCAGTAAGTACCACTACATCACCCACTAAAAACTCTTGTAAGTTGTGTTTGGACGTTTGATTTGATAAATTAGTTTGCATATTCATGGGTTCCTAAATTTGTGAATTAAGAAGCCTGATCTTGACCATCAGGCTTTTTTATTGCGTTCTCTCCGAACGGATTGTTTTCTTTGTTCATATAAATCAAAACGTTCTCTGGGTATTCCAGATACCTGTGACATAAGATTCTTGTCATCTTCACAACGCTTCATATCCAGAATGGCTAACCATCTTAAATACTGGCTGTTAGACCAGCCTCGTTCATATGCTTCCCTTGCCACATGCTCAGCTACAGGCTCAGATAAATGTGTCGGCATGCACACCGTCTTTTTTGCACTTGGCTTTTGTTTGGTCATGGTTGTTCCTAAACTGATATTTGTTCATGAGGTCAGTTATGCTATAGACGACTCTGGCTTAGCATTCTCAAGTAGCCATTCAGCCGTAAACTTTCCACCGCTATTAATTGCAAGTATCTGGGCATATTTGGTTTCGCCCGTATATTCAGTTCTTGGTAATACCCCTCGTTTTTCCATCTTGCTCATGGCCATGTATGTACGGTTTAGTAACGCTGCTGCTTTAGATCGACCACCAACAGCATCAAAAGCATATTTAATGGGATTCAAAGTTAAATCTCCCTTTTAATTGATTTCACCAAAATTAAATCATAGGTTTAATTTTAATACAATCCATGATTGCTTCTATTTTTTTAAATTTCCAATAGAATTTTAAACCAAAGGTTTATTTTATTAATGATTATGGAATCTATAGCTGAACGCATCCAAGCAGCACTTGATTATGCAAATCTAAAATGGTCAGCAGCATCTCTCAAATTGGGACTATCAGCTCAAGCTGCATCTAACTGGAAAAAGGGGAAAATTGGTAAGGAAACCCTGAAAGAGCTAGCGGCTTTAACTGGAGTAAGTGCCGGATGGTTGCTAGATGGTTCTGGATCAATGATCGAGTTGGCTGACAATCCTGAGAATGCTGATGCATATAGGCCAGTTATGGCATGGGAAGCACCGGATGACCTCGATCCTAATTCTTTTATGATTATTCCGCATGTAGACGTCAAGTTTTCCGCAGGTAATGGCCGACTGGTTGAATTTGAGCCAACAACCAGGATGACGGGATGCGCACAACGCATGGAGTGGTTTCATAAGAAAAAAGTTTCACCTAAAAATCTTGTAGAAGTGGATGTTGATGGTGACAGTATGGAACCAAGGATACCAAGCGGCAGCGTTGTAATTATCGACAAGTCTGTTAATAGACTAGAGCAAGTTCAGAACAGAAAGGTGTATGCAATCAGGTATGGTGATGAACTAAAAATCAAAAGATTATCTCGTAGATATGACGGAGCCTTGATTATTGATAGTGATAATCCTAGCTATGAAAGAGAGATCGTTGAGCCGCAAGACTTGGAGCATATTGGCATCATTGGTAAATATGTTTCTCATTCTTATGATGGTGAAATTTAGGCGAGCTAAGTAATTAATTTTTAAAGAAAAGAGGGTATTATGATCGCAACACTTAATAAATCCAAAACTGCGCTAACGATTAATCGCCAAGAGTTCAAATTAGCATTAGGTAAAATTGGCGAAGGTATTGAAAAACAAATAGCCTCACTTAAAAAAGCCAAGCAAAGTTATGACGCTACTGAAATGGCATGTGAGGTCATTAATGAAGCAAATATCTTTGAGGCTATAATCGAAGGATTTAATGAAGCTGAAGGTACTAATTTAAAACTATCAGATATAAGTAATTTGGAGCAAGCGCAAGGCTGGGTTGATGATTTTCTAGAAAAGTACAGCACTTGAAAAGGTAAATAAGAAGAAGTTGATGAGGTAAGATTCGTAATGAATAAAAAATATATGCCACCAGAACTTTACGAATACAGGCATCTAACAAGCACTGAACAAATGGCAATTCATCAGATGCTTATTTCTTATGTTCGTGAAGATCACCGCTTCAATATCATCATGATGGGGGCTGCGGAGCCTTACAACTTAGTAAAGATAATCAGTGTGAATTTTGAAAATGAAGCTGCAGGTATATGGATTCACTTCGAAACTATTGTTGGTGAAAAGCTGGCCTTGCCTATTGATTTCATTTCAAGAATTGAGTTTTCAGGGCAGCAGGAAATTTAATAAAAAAGATTAGTTTAAGGTTGGAGGAATATTAGGAAATGAAGTGGAATCCACAATATGCAAAAAATTGAAGTTAACTCCCGTAATATCAGCCATGTTCTTTATCAACACTTCTTGTTGACGGTAGTGCTTAGAACAGGTGAAAGGTTTATTTACAGACTTCTTGAAGCAACCACATTCAAAGAGTTTGTTGATTCAGAAGATAAAGATAAATTTTATAGAAGTCATATTGAGGCTAATAAAGAATTTAAGCGGATTCAGCTTTTTGTTTAATTGAAACCGTGACCCGACACAGTGCTTTAAACCATATCGGTAGAGAATATATGTATAAGATACCTAAAGTAGTTATTCCTGATTCCGCTAAAAAATATAGGCCTCCCAAAGTTAAATTAACGCTAGAAGAAATCAAGCAACTTTCAGATGACGAGTTAATGATGCTTTTAAGCGGTGAAGGCCGAAGCGGAATTATCCCAGCACCACTTCTACAAGCTATAAGCTATGAATTGACATCAAGACAGATTAAAAAATCCAGCAAACCGCATTGGACTGCTTATGTTGGGGTGCTGCTGGCCTTAATTGCTGCAGTCACTGGTGTTGTTGCAATACTAAAATGAGAGTAACGATAACAGAGCACATTGAGATAAAACTAAGCACAAAATTTACTATACGTTTGTTTTTGATTTTCATGACATATCCACCAGTAGCACCCTCTTAACAAGTAAAGCAATTGAGGTGATTAGAGGTATTAAGCTAATTAACAGACCAGCTCTCGTCAACTTTATTTCACACATAAGAACTCTCTTTAAAATGTGAACCAAATGGCAATATTCACAAGTATTGTTACCATGCTAATAAACATTTGCATATTTAGTATCTGATCTAATTTCATAAAAATACCTTTGTCAGGTTAAATCAGCGACCAACCCACCACCACGGTGGGTTTTCTTTTGTCTATTAAATCTAAAATTTAAAATAAATTCAATCTTAGGTTTAAATATCTATTGCATCAAAATTAAATCTAAGGTTTAATAATTTTCACCAGATAACAAAAAAGCACACCGCCCCTCCCCAGGTCCGATGTGCTTTGCTATATGCGAGATCAATTATGAACGTAAAAGCTCCTCCTTTCAACTCATTTGCATTTGTCAGCATGGCTGCTCTTGCAATCTCTGGTGGTTCTTTAGTTGCTTGCCAATTGCAACCAGCTTTCCAAACAAAAGAAGCCCCTTCTCTATTTACCCCTAAGACTCAACCAAGTACTTACGGGGTTTTAACCGCAAAAATCACAGGTAAACATTCTGGCGTTGCTGTAATTAAATTAGATAGCTTCCGTTTAAACGTTAGCTTTGATTTTGAAGCTCATCCAGACAGCTACGGCGTTCCGGGTTCTGAATTCACCGCTGTCGATATTACCCAACTCACTGTGAATGAAATCACTGACATTAACGGTAAGTCATATAACGATTTCACCGAATTTGAAGACATCCGCAACATCAATGACCTTCTAAAAGGCTTCATCGAACGTAACAAGTTGGTGGAGGCTTAAAGATGACTCATTTCAAAAAGCACCCCGACGGCTACAAGTCATTTTTAGGCCGTGATGATAAAGGGCTGTATTCAGTTCGCATTGGCTGGCAAGTGTACGCATCTAATGCTAATGGCTCAGTTCTTTATAAAGTGAAGAACTCCGTTAAGACGCCTTTGGACGTTAAAAAGTTCAAAACCGACTATCCAAAAGTTTGGAAAGAACTCACACAAGAAATCGACTTCCAACGCAGAAAGCAGCTCGCTATAAAACTGCGTGAAACAAATATCCCTTTCCGTGACCGCAAGGCTTACAAGCAAAAACGCGGCTTCACCGGCTCTAGATGAGGATAAGAAAAATGGCTCTACCGATTATTACTGCTGACCAAACTTTATTGGTTCAAGCAATTATTGTGTACCTATACGCTGATCCGGGTTTAGGTAAATCATCAATGGGCTTTACTGCGGAAAAAGCAATTTCTTTTGACTTTGACCGTGGTGCTCACCGTACTGGTGAATTACGTCGTGGTGCTGTTGTACAGGTTCAACAATGGAGTGATGTTGCAAACCTTACGCCGCAGGACTTAGCACCATATAAAACAGTTGTCATTGATACCGTTGGTGCAATGCTCGAATGCATTAAAACCCATCTGTTACTTACGGCAAATAACCGTCAAAAAGATGGTTCTTTAAAGTTAAAGGCTCAAGGTTTAGCGAACCAAACGTTCAAGCAATACATCAATACTTTGATCAGTTTAGGTAAAGATGTTGTTTTCATTGCACACGCATCAGAAGATCAAAACGGTGATCAAATTATTTACCGCCCAGATCTAGGTGGTAAAAACCGTAACGAGCTTTACCGTATCGCAGATGTCATGGGTTATCTAACAACTGTTACTACTGGTGAAGGTAAAAATGCCCGCGTTATTAATTTCAAACCTTCGCCTACACATCATGCGAAAAACTCAGGTGCTTTAGGCGGTGAAACCGGTGAAGTATGGGTACCTGATCTTAAAGCACACCCTACTTTCTTGGCTGACCTGATTACTCAAGCTAAAGATCACATTAACACCTTAACGCCTGCACAACTTGCAGCAGCTAAAGCCCAAGAAGAGCTAGAAAACTGGAAACAAAGCTGTGAGGAAGCAGAGCATGCAGGTGACCTTAATCAATTAACTGAGTCGCTTGATAAAGAACACATGTATTACCAGAACATGCGCCAAGCAATGTTAATGAGAGCTAAAGCATTGAATTGCACGTTTGATAAGCAACGTGGCACTTGGATTAGTCCACCAGAATTTAACGGTATCTCAGATCAACAAAGAGATGAACTTCAGAACTTCATAGCTGAACGTGGCCTCGATGTAAAAACAGTTTGTGAGCACTTAGGTATCGATGCCCTTATCCAAATTGAAGCGGCAAAACTTAAGGCAGTTAAACAAGAAATTGAAACCTTAGCTAAAAAGGGGATGACAGCATGAAAAATATTTTAACTGCTCAAGAAGCATTTGCAGCACTTCAAAAAGGTAAAACTGTTCTATGTCGTCCTATTGGAGACATGTTGGACTTTTCTGACTTAGATCAATTCCCCGCTTCTGTTTTTGGTAAACCGGGTTTTGAATTCTGCATCAAAATCGAAACTATTGAGCTGGCTGGCATTACATTCACAAAGCCATTAACTATTGATGAATATGAGGAAGGACAGGATGTTTTTGTAATTACTACATATTCGCCTTCTATTTACGTCGTGAATTTTAGAACCACCGCATTAATTGAATCTATTAATAGCGGCTTTGTTCAACGTGATGCAGAAAACGCCAAGCTTCAATTAAAAGCACTATCTAAAGCGTTAGGTTTTGAAGTTAGTGACGATTTTAGTGTTATTCGCTTAGGTGATGAAAAAAAGAAACAGCGTGGCAAGAAATCAAAAGCAGAAAAGTCTATTGAAGTTATTTCTGCAGAAATTCAACCAACAATTGTTATTACCGAACAAACAAATGTCACCACATCTGAGGATCTGTTAGTTCCAGAAACTAACGAGCCTAAAGTAGATCCAGAATATCAGCAAACCCTAGATACTCTTCTACAGCGTGTAAAAGAGTCAAAAACACCTGCAGAAGTAAATGCGGTTTATCGTTATACCCGCACATGGGATGACGAACAAATGAAGCCTATCCTTCTCGCCACTCACAAACGTCTTGAAGAGCTAGAAAAAGAAAAGGCATCTGCTAATGAGCCACCCTCTTTAATGGTTCAAATCCAAACTGCACCAGACCTTACAACGCTAGATGCTTTGGAAATAGACGTGGCTGCACGAGATCCGCAGATTCAACCGAAGCTAATGGGGTATGTGAGAAAACGCCGCTATGAATTAGAGAATCCTACACCTACTCAACAAGAATCTACCCCTGATTATTTATTAGTGGACGGTTTCTAACATGAAAGATCAGTACAAGAAAGTGAGCCAAAAACACATGCTTGGTTTTATGTACTACTTGCAATTGCTGGGCTACGTAATAGTCCGGCAAGGCATGGACCAAGCAATGTTTCTAACAAAGCATTATGCGGTACCAGTTGCTTGGCGGCGCATAACGACCGACTATCACAACCGATTAAATAAACCTGCCCAGCAGCTTTATAAAGAGTTTGTTGAGTGGACTAAAGAAGAATATTTGAGGGCTTAGGTAATGATTGATTTAAAAACAAAACAAGCTTTTTGGTCTGAACAATTACCTTTCTTTAAAGAAAAATATTGGATTCCCGGACATCTAGATGTACTCGAATTTGATATGAATGCTGGTTGTTTTGATATTGCTGAAGGCGTCAAAACTGATCTAAGTGAAGAAGACCTTTTTGATGTTTACCATCGTGTAAATAGTGGTTGGGCAATGTGGAAAAAAGCCGTGAATTTCATGAAATCCAAAGTTCCAACGTGGATTAGCGTGAATGATGAATTGCCACCTACTGACATAATGGTACTTATTTGTTGGGCAGATGCTCCTGATGTCACCCCAGAACAAGACTATATGACTATTGATGAGGATTTAAATAGCGTATGGGCAAACTATCAAAATGATCCACCTTCACATTGGATGCATTTTCATAGTGTGCCAAACGTATCGGGAGCTGAACAATGAGCATAACACTTAGCGGTCATCAACTAAAAAGCCTTCTCGAATTTGTAAATCCAGATGGTGAGAAAGATTTAGATCAACTTGATACTGAACTAACAATTAAATTCTTTGAAGTTGGCCACAGTGGAAAAGGCTATTACTTTTGGATGACCGAATATCCAGAAGAAGGTGCAATGAAGTTGGATATTGAATCGGGAGCTGAGGGATGAGTGAAAAAGCATTTAAAGATTTAAAAATTCGCTTCCATTTGGCTATTGGTGTGGCTAATGGCGATCGTGAGGACTTTGGGAAATTATCGGATTGGATCGAAGAAGAAAACTGGGAAATGATGGATGAGGAAGAGCAGAAAGATACTCTTTCAGAAATTGCAGAGGAATGGGCGCAGCAGTATTTAGATTTAGGAGCGACAGTTGAATGAATGCACAAATTTTAGATCCATGCTGCGGCTCAAAGATGATGTGGTTTGATCGTCAAAATCCAAATGTAGTATATGGTGATATCAGAAAAGAAGAACATACATTGTGTGATGGTCGTTCTTTAGTGATTGAACCGGATGTGATGATGGACTTTCGCAACATGCCTTTTAATGATGGCCAATTTACTTTAGTTGTGTTTGACCCTCCTCACCTGGTGAAAGCAGGAAAGCAAAGTTGGCTAGCCGCCAAGTACGGGAAGTTGTCAGAAGATTGGCGCGAAGATATTCGCAAAGGTTTTGCAGAATGCTTTCGTGTGTTGGCCAATGGTGGTGTTTTAATTTTCAAATGGAATGAAACACAAATCAAAGTTAGTGAAGTTTTAGCGCTCACAGATCAAAAACCATTGTTTGGCCACATTAGTGGAAAGCGCAGTAACACACATTGGATTACTTTTATGAAAGCGGAAAGTAAGGAGGAGTAAATGGGACAAATAGTTAAAATAGAGGCTAGCATTCTAGAAAAGATTGTTGCTGTAGCTGAACGTATTGCTCAGTCAAAAGAAGAACGCCGAGTTGGTCGTGAAGAATTTGCACACATGCTCAATATCGAACCTGAAACTCTAGACGCTCGGATTCGTGAAGGCAGATACCAAAGGCCATACAAGGATGGGCGAAAAAGTTTTTGGTTATTGTCCTACGTGCAATCTGTCGTTACAGACACAAAAGAATCTGGTAAAGTAGCCACCTATTGAGGTGGCTTTATTTTATACAATGAGATAGGTACTTTTTCAATATTGAGTACCAAATTGAGTATCAAAATCACCCCAAAATAAAATCCCTTTATATATTAGTGAGTTGAATCTAAAATGCTTCTAATGATCGACAATTACGACTCTTTTACCTACAACATCGTTCAATACTTTGGCGAGTTGAATCAGGAAGTAAAAGTAGTTCGCAATGATCAAGTCACATTAGAGGATATTGAACGATGGCAACCAAAATATCTTGTGATTGGTCCTGGCCCTTGCTCTCCAAGCGAGGCAGGTATTTCAATTCCTGCAATTAATCATTTTGCCGGAAAAATTCCTTTGCTTGGGGTGTGTTTAGGCCATCAAAGTATTGGGCAAGCTTTTGGCGGGAAAATTGTAAGAGCCAAAACGGTGATGCATGGACGTTTATCTGATATGTACCATAGCAATAAAGGTATTTTCAGTAATCTTCCTAGCCCATTCTCGGCAACTCGTTATCATTCATTAGTCATTGATCAAGAAACACTACCTGACTGCCTTGAAGTAACATGCTGGACCAATGAAGCAGATGGCTCAATGGAAGAAATTATGGGCGTTAAACATAAGACACTTCCTGTTGAAGGCGTGCAGTTCCATCCTGAATCCATTTTGAGCCAACATGGCCATCAAATCTTTAAAAACTTTTTAGACATCTACGCATAAGTCAGCCGTCAATAGATTGTTTTTAAAGTAATTTGATAAGAACCCTTAATAAAAAAGCCAACTACGATCAGTTGGCTTTTTTATGGCTGAATCAATTACAACTTTAACTGTTGCACAATTGACCCATCTTGTTTTGCTACCAGCGATTCGCAGAGTTGAATACGTTCTTTGGTTTGTTTCAATCCTCTTTCTACCCCAACCAACTCTTTAGTTCGTGGTGCAAAAAAGTCATTTAACTGTGCTGCTTGTTGTTGGGTACAAGCTGCCCCACTGAACATTGCAGGGAAACGCCCAGCTGAAGATTTACCTAAACGATCAAACACAGCGTCATGATTTACTTTAAACCAAGACCATAAGCCACCTTGTTCATCTCCATAACTATTGATTGAGTTGACCACGGTACGAACTTCACCAACTTTAACACGCGGGTTTAAAATCAACTGACGTGCTTGTTGGCGCGTTGCTTCTTGATTTGCTGAACCCAAGGCTGTAAGTATTGCAAGACGTTGTGTCGGTTGAGTCACGCGTTGTAACTCTCCAGACAATCGGTCAAAAGCTGGTTGACCTTTTTCTTGTACACGTACAGCTAAAATGGTTGGCAATAATTCAGGTGTTACTTGCGCAAAATTAAGCTGCTTTTGAGCAAATAGAGCATCTGACTGTTTTAACAGTTGGGTACGAACTTCAGGAACTTGAATATCTAGAGCAAGAAATCTAACCAACTCACTACGCCATAAACTGTCTTCAGCTGATTCGTCTGTTTTGCTGACATAACCCAACTGATTTAATTTAGGTAAATATAAATTAGCTAAGACTTTTCTAAAACGTTCACGTTCAGCTTCTGTTTTCAATACATGACGATGAATGGTACTTAACTGGGAAAACAGCGCTGTACTAATTTGTCGGCTATTCGAATTGGCAAATTTCTTCGCAGCATCTACGACAGCCAATAAATTAATATCACCGTGGTTAAATGCAGCTGAAATTGCATAGGCATAAGCCAACTGTTCAGTGTTAGAAAGCTTTTCTGTAGCAGCAGTCAGACGAGTAAATTCTTTCTGTGGCAAACTAAATTGATAGTATCCTGCCGCATCTGCATTTGGAATATACCAACTGCCAAGGCTGGCACCTTTGAGTTCAATCTTGGCTTCTGCTTGGTCTACCAATTCACATTGCACTTTACTACCTGCATTTGGAACTTCATAACGTACACATAACGGTACACCCCAGAGGCTTCTTGCATCACCTTTTGAGCCCACAGGTAAATAACGGCTTTGCTTCACATTTAAAAAGACTTTATTGCCTTCTTGCTGTAATGCGGTGTTAATTAAAGGCACACCTGGTTGATCAAGAAAACTTTTCATCGCTCTAGTAAAGCGCTCACCTTGTCCAGACTGCTCTGCTAAAGCGCTAATTAAATCATTAGCTGTCGCATTACCATATTGGTGCTTATTAATATAATTACGCACTCCTTGTTTGAATTTTTCTTCGCCTAAATAGCTTTCAAACATATTTAAAACAGCCGCACCTTTTTGATACGTGATGCCATCAAAAGCCGTTTGAATATCGGCATTGCTTAAAATAGGTTGACGAATACGGCGCACACTCACTAAGCTGTCACTTTTCATCGCATCTGCGGTGTCTGTAATACGTTCTAGGTCAGCATTAAATTCGGGATGTAATTTTTGAGTAATTTTACTTTGCATCCATGTGGCAAAAGATTCATTTAGCCACAAATCATCCCACCACGGCAT